TATATTGAAATTCTGTATCGGTGACTGTGCCGTTAGCACTATTCGTTGCTGACATTCCAGTCGGTAAGGAAGTGTTAGTTTTTGATAAAGCTCCTAAATAAACATAAGTAATTGCTTCACTGGATAATGAAGTTGAATCCCAAGTTACATTGACTGTTGTGTTTGTTGAAAAGGATGAAGTAGAAATAGTTCCATAAATAGTTCCAGGTGTCGGTGCAGTAATTTTAATTCTTCTACCTGTATGATATTGAGAAGTTACATCAATTCCTGCTATGGTAAATGAAGTTGCCGAAGCATACGCATACGTTACACTTGCATTACCATCTCCGTATTGAACCCATTGCGAATCATTAAACCAATCTCTAGTATTTTTCATTAATGCTCTAATTGCATTATTCAAATTACTAGGTAACATTCCTTCTGCTACATTAATGGTATTAAGTGATGTATTATCGGCTTGGGTTGTTGAGTAATCTTTTATATTTGTTGTCATTTATTTAATCTATAAACCATGAAAACGCTTTAGCATTTTCGTCATTATTTTTATTTATTAAAACATTCACCGCTTCTTCTACTTGTCTTTGAAAGAACTCTTGGTGTTCCATACTATAACGAATATTGTCTATATTAATATCTGTAGCCATTATCGTTGTCCTGCTCTTGATGCAATAAAATCAACACCTTGTGCATGAGTCCAAGTTGATCCTGCAGCAATTTTAACATTCGCCCTAACATATCTTCCTGATGATCTTACTGGTACTGAACCGCTGGTTACCATTGAACTATAAGAAGATGTAGTAGCATCGTTTGCTAATCGTTCCCTTGTTGTAATTGCAACGGTTGCCGTTGCATCTACAATGGGTCTGACTTCCGTTATATCTGATCTTAATCCAGGAAACAACTCAATTTCTTTTGTTTCAATTTCCACATCATTACTGTTACCAGAAAAAATAGCAGCCTTATAATCTCCATCGATAGCTCCTAAATATCTTTGTCCTCCTAACCAAAAAGCCGTATCTAAAGCAATATTAATATTATCTAAGTTTGAGGATATTAAATCCATTGTTTCTACCGTATAAGCTCCAACGAATTGAGAAAAGATGGTACTAGCCGTTGCTTTAGCAAAAGACCATTTTTCAGTAACATAATTATAAATTAATAATTTATCACAAATTCCTGTGGTATTCGCTTGATTGTCCGCACTTGGGTATAACCAAATGGCTAAAGTATTAAAAGGATCAACCGCAGCTACGATTCGATCTGAAAAGGCTTTATCTAAATCTATATCAAAAAAACGATTAACTTTTTCAGCTCCAATCGGTTTTATGTTATCTCCTTGTACTTCAAAGAAACCATCATCAGCATAAAAGAAAACCCTTCTATTATCTTGACAAACTGTTTTTCCATAAACTGCACCTCTGTTCGGTGAAACCACAGAAAATCTAAATACGGTTGAGCCACCCACATAATCCATACGAACAATTTCATTTTGTCTAAAAATATAACCATACTCCCCAGACGTAATCGCTACAATCTGTCCGCCTGATCCTGGTAAGTCTTGGTAGTCGGCTTGTTTTGATCCTGCTGTCCAAGTGGTAATATCATTAATTCCTGCCCATTGAACTCTATTAGTTGCTCCACTAATATTTCCTGTTATTAAAAAATCTCTTATCACTCCTGATGTTCTGAATAAAGGAGGAGTACCATCCGTTGCAATCGATGAAAGATTAGCAAAGTTTGTTGAAGTTCCCATTAAATAATATTGGGGTGTGTCCACTCCATTACTAACAATGAGATAATCTCCAAATTGAGTAAAAGTAAAATAATCGGTATCGCCTCCGGTTAAACTTGATTTTCTTGAAGTAAAAGTTCCTGAAGATAATTGATAAATGTCTGTTTTAGTTGCAGCAAAATTATAGCTAGTATTATCAGTGGATCGAAATGAACCTGCTGCTTTAGATAAAGCTCCAATATTATTAGAACTATAAGTAGTTAAGGAAGGAAAAGGTTTATAACTTCTAGCAGCAAAATAAACATTCTTTGCTACATTCGCACCTGGATTCATAAACTTGGGTTGATCCGGTAACCATTCTCCAAAAGGTAGTTGCATCTATTTCCTATTCGTTGTTACTGACTATTACTTTACCTTGATCGGCAAAAGCACCAGCCACCGTTACATCTGATCTAGTTTGTAATGGAGATCCACTCCATTGATCTTCTCTGTCATTTCTTTCAATTCGTTCTAATCCTGTTTGATAAAGTTGTAGCCAATTCTGTAATTTAGTAGGATCAATTCCTCCTAAAAAATTAGCGGCATGATAAAGGCTGCCGTATAAATAAATTCCAGGATGATTTTCTAAAATCCAGTTGGTTGCGGTACTTCCTGATAAGGGAGTAATCGCTTTGTAATAATTTAAGGTTGATGTGTAAGTTGTGTCAGGCGTTGGAGCAAATCTAAAATTGGTTCCTAACAGGGTATAAACATTAGGTCGCCCAGTCGTAGAACCTCCTTTGATTTGGTCCATTTGAGTTGGAGCCATATAAGTTAGAGAATATTTTACTGCACCTTGAACAATATAAAAATCTCTGACTTGTAAAAATCCTGTGGGTACAGCTACCGTTTCATCATCAATAGAAAAAGCTGCATCGGAAGTGAGCATGGCTTTAATTCTTAATTTAGAATTATATTCCGCTTCTACCAGTTTAATAAAATCATCACCAATCTCTGTCGTTAAATCAGAACGGTTCAGCCAATTTGCGACTGCTGCTTTTACTTCGGTATAAGTTGATAATGCCATTATAATCTTCCTGGTGCGGTTCTAAAATATCTATATTCGTTGCTGTTTAGTTTTTCTTTTAAAATTTTGTTTTGTATTTCTTTAGGTAAACTAAGAAAATTATTGGTTCCATTATATTCTTTTGCCCAGATTTCCAAAGCCAATGTAGGAATAGAAGCTACTCTTTTAAATCCTTTACTGGGAGAATAACCATCGTTTTGATTATAGAGTTCTTTATTCGTTTTTAAATGAGAATCAACATTCAGTTCTTGTTTAATTCCAATTTTTTCATCAAGCTCTTCATTGATAAAAGTTGTTTTCATTAAACCTTCAACTTGTGTTTCTTTTTTCATTTAACCTTGACCTCTAGTTTTTTTTCTCTTCGGTATGCGTTTAGAATACGACTTCGCATGACGACCTGGTCTTTTTATTCTAGTTTGCTTAACATGAACATACCCATACGATCTGGGTTTAGCCATTATGACGTTAAGACAGTAACACCTAATATACCAGTTCCAGTAGCAATAATTCCTGCAACTTTATCGCCTACATCAACTTTTATTATTTCTATTGTATCAGCAGGTAAAAAAGTGCTGCTAGTTGTTGCTGTTGGGTTACTCCCTACAGCATAATAAGTATCTGTATCAGCACAAAGTCTTACCCAAAAAACTCCACTTTCAGCAATTCCCAAAGCAGCAGATTGTGCAGACGTACCTGATGTCGCTACATTTGCCGTACTGGTTTGTTGAAAACCATAATTGTACATTGTTTTTTTCTCCTATTTAATTTGTGAGGGTGGAAAAACCGCTAGGTCAGAGCCACCCCCAATTTTGTTTATACTATCTTCTTATGATGATTGTATAGTGCAAACTGTGAGTGTTAGTCGAAGCTCCATCAGTAGCAATACCGATATAGCCATCTTGCTCTACATTATTCGCACCTGTCGGTTCACAAGTATCTACATCTCCGGCTGCTGAACCAGAATATGCAACTGTAATTGTTCCGCCAGTCATAGCTGTTGCTCCTACTTTTAAAGTAATCCCAGCATCTGCCGTTGCAATTGTTCCGCCTAATACAGTGATAACTTTAATTACTCTACCACCATCAGGCACAGCGATTCTTGAAGTGAACGCAGTTGATATATCATCGATTTCTCCAGTTAAGAAATAATCGTTTAATGTTCTCATTTTTTTTTCCTCATTGTTCCGCCCTTAATCTAATCTCAGGACTTCAATGTTAATATAAATGCAAGGGGAGCAGATTTTTTAGATTACCCCCCTCACACTGTTAGGTATTACGAAGTAGTTACGTCTGTAATTAATCCGCTTGATCCTTCATTCTTTGCTTCAAGAGTATATTCAACTACTAAGAACCTTTGATCTGCATCCGCAGTTTGTCCAGGTTTTTGTAATTTGAAATCCCTCAAAAACGATACTGCCCAGAAATCCATTTCTAGGAGTAAAACATCTTGTCCTCTTTTAGCAGCACTTGCGTTAGCTTTTCTAATCCAACGATTCGGTGTGACTTGCATCGTACCGAAATCTGATTCGTAAACATCGATAGAAGTCATAAGTCTTTTATCTTCTGCTTTGTCGAATCTAGTTGCACCACCTGTGAAGAAAGATAGTTTTTGTTTATTGAAGCCATTAAGCATAATGACATTAGGATTTCCCCCAGTGTCCCAAGTAGTCTTCAAAGTTGATCTCAGTAAAGTTTCTGTGAACGCCCTTTGAGTTCCATCTGTTCTAATAGCTCCCCCACCAGCTCCAGAACCGCCAGTTCCAGCAGAGACGTTAGTTGAATACCAAGTTGGTAATCCTCCTAAATATCTTGTTGGTGAACCTGAAGTTCCAGCCGCAGCAGCCACATTAGCTAAAAGAGCATTTTCCATATCTCTTTTTAGTTCTTTTGCAGATTTTGCCACCTGGTATGCTAACTCAGTATTTCTACCAGCTAAATTCGAAGCGTCATCTGTTCCAGACACTTGACAAGCTTTTGAAGAAATTTGAGTATAGTTGCTGACTTTGGTAGACGAAGTAAGCGTAGGATATGAAATCGTAGCTCCTTCAGCTTTCGCATTAGCAGCCACAGCAGTCAGAGTATCTGTTTGCCATGAGTGTGTAGTGTTAGTCGCTTTGTTCTTACCAACGCCTGACATAAAAGGGGTATCTGACGGTGATATATTATAAATAATATCAGCCAAATCTTCCCTTCTTCCTGTTGTATTGTAAGTCGTTAATACAGGCATTTGTTTTTCTCCTTGTTAGTTGTTAAACGTATTTTGACAACAACTCTGCCGCATCTCTAGGATTACCGCTTCGTTGAAGTCGTTTAATTTTCTCCAACCGGTTATGACTTATTATTTCATCTTTAGTTTCTTTAACGCCTGACCTTACCTTTTTGTCTGGTTTGACTTTCTTGCTAACCAAAGTTGGTTTTAACTTTTGGTTATTTTGATGAGTCATCGCATCCATAATAATATCAAACATTCTTGAATCATAAACTTGGTTAATTTCTTGATCGTTGAAATTTCTACCCAGTAAATAATTTCTCATGTTTGTTTTAAGAGTTGATCCTTTAACCGGATCTCCAAAATCAGGATGTTTTAAAGCAACCTTCTTTTGTTCTTCTCTTAAAATTTCCTGAAACTGATCATCTTGGTGTGAACGTAGCTTTCTTTGAGCTTGTGCGATTGTTTCTCTTCTTCGCCTTATTTTTCTCTCAAGTTTTGCAGCTTCAGTAGGGTCTTCATCAAATAGTTTATCAAGTTCTTTAGAACTTAATTCGCTATTGACTTCAGCGTTTAAAGTCGCTGTTAGATTATTCAAATCCGCCATTTTGGTTGAATAGTCTTTGGTTAGACGATCTTTATCGGATGCTAACTGTCGTTTGTCGATAGCTAGATCTTCCGTTTTTCGTCTGTAATCGGCATCTTTTTGATAACCTGCTTTCAGTTCATCAAGATCAACATCAATTTTTTCACCATTGACTATTATTTGGTGTAAATCGGTTACTTGAGTTTCCTCAGCGTTTTCTTTTTTAGACGCTTCTTCTTTTTCTTCAGCTTCCCTCACAGGTTGAGCTTCAGTTTTTTCTTCTGTTTGAACTTTAGAATTATCCTCAGTTTTATCTTCGGTTTTCCTTAGTTCATCTTTTGCTACTTCTTTTTGTGGTTCGCTAGTTATCTTGGTATTAATTTTACCTTGATCTAGCAACCCCTCAACAGCGTTAGCAGCACCTTGCATTGCCTTATTAGACAATAATGGATTTGTTTCAGACATACCTGTCCTCCTTCGGTTAAGCTCCCTTAATTGGGTTGGCTTATTTTAACCTATCGGCTAAAATTTTTTATCTTGTTGTTGTTTTCGAAAAATTTCTAGCTGTTTTTCCGCTAGTTTTCCGGTTTCAAGAATACTTTTTAAATGTTGTTCCACTTTTCCGACAACATTATAAGCGATCCAAAGTTTTTCTCTAGTTTCGCCTTCTTTTGCACCAGTTTTTTCTAAAAGTGCTTCAGAATAAATTTTTTTAAGAGTACCTAACGCCTCTTGAAAGAGTTTATTCTCTAATAATTGTTTGACCTGAGATGAACGGCTTAGCTCCTGCTCTCTCCTGACTTGGTCTTTCTGATCCATTTATACCTTTTAACTGATCGCTGAACATATTAGCAGACTTTTCTGCTTTTTCAAGAATTTTTGTATTATCTGCCATAATCATTTTATCTAAGTCAGCATCCGCTTTAATTTTAGCTGTATCAAGTTGTGTATTATATTTCAAGGCAATATCTTTAATCTTCGCTTCAAAGTCTAATAACATTTCTTGATTCTTTTGTGATAGCTCTTGATATTGTAATTCCAAATCAGCAATCTTACGTTTATTCTCTGCATCAATCCTAGTAAATTCAATTTTTTCAATCGGTGTCAATGGTGGTGGCTGTGGAGGAGGCATCATTTGTTTACCCAGCTCAGGATTGACAAAATAACTCTCTACATTCTTTAATCCAGCATTTTCAATAATTTTAGACAAGGTATTATACATATTGGTTAAAGTTACCATTGGAAACTCCTTGCTTCCCTGTAATTGAAAGGCTTGAAGCTGTCTTTCTAAAATATTGTTCAACATAACGATTTGTTGTTCCTTTGATCCTGTTCCTAATCCCACTACGACTGAAACATTGAAACGATCTCTCCATTCTGTCGGTTTAACCGGAACATACTTGTTATGAATCATAATCACTTTTTCTTTGTCCTGATATTTAACCATCAGTTCAAACATTTTTCTAAATAAATCTTTAACGCCAGTTTCGGCAAAAATTCTAGCGACTAATTCTGAACGCATTTGTGTTTGCGTCATTAA